GGAAGCAGACAAAGAAGTGCATCGCGTAGCTAATCTATATAATGCAGTAGTAGTGGAAGAGTGAGCATGAGTAATCTATGGGACAAGGTAGTGGACTACTACCTCACGCATGACGGCATTGAGATGTTCTTGTTTGCGTGTATATGGGCCAGCATAGGATGGATGTTTTTACATGCCTTCAATGGAATTATGGAAAGGATATACTGCTGATGAAAGACATACGAGTAGAGATGACAGACGAGACAGAACTTGGTCTGCAAAAACAGGTTGACTTATACTTCAAGGGGTGGCATCCCTTTGGATATGGAACGAGGCTGGTCCGTCCAGTCAAGTATGATGAAGAACGGCAGTGTTGGGTGGCCGTGATTACCCGACAGACATCTTGTGATTAGGAGATTGACAATGAATGTAACACATGACAACAGACTACAGTTACTACAGGCACACAACGACTTGAAGGATATCTTGCAGACTATCTTTGACTGCCAAGACCTGTGGATATCTGATGTAGGCAAGCTGGAACGTATACAGTGTGACCTGCACCGCATCTTTAAGTTCGTACCCAAAGAGGATGAGAACGGTTATCGTATGCACTACGCAGACTGGGTGCTGGCAGAGGAGGATGACACTTGACTATGTGTCTATTTCCTGATATAACACACTATCACTTGGCTATGAAAGGAGAAAAATCATGCCGCTAGATTTTACTAACAACGACTTCGTTCCTGAGAAACTCCAGTTTGACGTGGAGTTTGAACGCACTAAATTTGATGGAAAGAAGTATGTCATCAATGGCACTACCGGAGAATACCTTGGTATTGTAGGTTCCGGCTTCAAGTGTGCGCCCCATCACAAGTTCTATCAAGACGTGTATGACACGATTGTGGATCAATTGGATGATGCAGACACGTCTAATATGACGGCCAAATGGACCACTGTGCGCAATAATGCATGGGTCAAGGCCGATATCCACCTGCCCAATATGCGTTCACGTGTGACTACAGACAGGCATAGCACGGACATTGGTTCACGTATCATTGCCTTGCATGGTATTGATGGATCATGCTCCAATATGGTTTGGTTTGGTGCTATCGACTTTTTTTGCACCAACGGCATGATCACCGGCAAGTACGACAGCATCAAGAAAAAGAACACCAGTAGGTTTTCTCTTGACATGTTCATCAAGGAACTCAAGCAAAACGCCACCAGTTTCTATGATAATGTGGGAATGTTTCAAGGCTGGGCAGAAACCGACTTCAGTCGTCTGGATGTCAAAGATTTGATTGAGCGTATTGTTCGTTCTGATCGCAAGGCATTGAAGATGTGGGAGTTGTACAACAAAGAGGCTGCGACACGTGGTCGCAACAAGTGGGCTTTGTACTCTGCCTTTACCAACTACGCCTCGTATGCAGATGAAAAGAACGGTTTCAGGCTGCGCGAGACGGGCAACGACACTGTTGGCGAAACCATGTGGAAGCGTGAGCAGGAAGTTGCACAGTGGGTAGATTCTGCTGCGTTCCAGATGGCGGCATAAATGTCAACGGTTGACAAAATGGTTGTACAAGAGCTTGTGGATGACTATTACAAGTCTTTTGATTACAATAACTTACGTGATGAATCTAAGAAACAGTATGAATACTTTCTTAGCGTCATGTTACAAACGCGGGTGGAGGGCAAGTCCCTCCGCCAGCAACCTCTGTCAGATATAACCACACGTGTCGCAAAGACGGCATATAATGAGTGGTGCGACAAAGGTGTGCAGATGGCTAATCACGTAATGTCAGTAACGCGGGTTGTGTTCAATCACGGCCTTCGGGAGGAACTGTGTGTGCTAAATCCCTTCTCAAGCATCCGTAAGAGGCCCGTAGAGCGCCGCAAGACGGTATGGACTAGGGAAGATGTCACAAAGTTCCTAGACACGGCCTATGGGGATTTTAGCACCCGTAATGTGGGTCTTATTGCACAGATGGCATATGAGTGGTGCCAACGATTGGGAGATATGCGACTTTTGGAGTGGTCTAACATAGATTTTGAGACACAAACTGTGATGATAGAGCAGTCTAAACGTCGCGCAGACGTACATCTGCCTATTTCAGATGATCTATGTGACATGTTGACGCAACAAAAGCAGGATTTTGGCTTTCAACAATATGTTGTGCCGCGACCATATGCCATAGGGGGCGAATATAAGCCATACTCACTACACAAACTGCCTAAATTTGCACGAAAAATCATGGATGACGCAGGTTTGTCAAAAGAGTTGCGTTTGTCTGACTTACGGAGGACCGGTACTACCGAAATGGTTGAAGCAGGTGTCGGATTGGCACAAATTATGTCGGTTACAGGGCATTCTAATCCCGCTTCTGTCAAGCCGTACCTAAAAAACACGCTTACGAGTGCAAACTTTGCGTTGACGGAGCGAAACAAACATGCTAAAAGCATCACAAGTGCCGCAGAGAAAGGGAGTATACATGAATAATGTATATAACATTATAAATGATATAGACATTCCTAATGGACAAACACGTAGAATGGATTGTCCTAATTGTGGTGGTTACAAGACCTTCACTGTAACAAACAACATGGGTTCTCTCGTGTGGAATTGTTATAAGGCTTCCTGTCCCACAAAAGGCGGCACTCGTGTCCATCTATCTGTGGATGATATCCGTCTTGGATTTGCAGGGGCCGATGACTACGCAGCACAGGATACCTTTGTTATGCCTGAATATATCGTGCCGTATGACCACGATGTGGCAGAGATTGCTTGGGAGTTCTATGGCTTGGACTCCGAAAAACTTGGTCTTTTACGTGATGTGAAGGAGAATCGTATGGTCTTCCCTATCATGCACGAAGGCCGTATTGTCGATGCCACTGGCCGGTCACTGGGCAAGCGTCTGCCTAAATGGCGTCGATACGGAAAAAGTGGCTTGCCATACAGCTACGGTCATGGTACTGTGGCTGTGGTTGTTGAGGACTGCCTGAGTGCCGCAGTTGTAGGCGGTGATGTATTTGTTGGGGTTGCTGTGTTGGGTACATCGCTGCAGGAATCACACAAGAGGTATCTCTCGCAGTTCTCAACGGCCATCATTGCCTTAGACCCCGATGCTCTGCCCAAAACATTAGCTGCTGCTAAGGAGCTTCGGGGTCATGTGCAGGATGTTCGTGTCCTGCGTTTGACAGACGATCTAAAATATCGTAACCCAACAGACATCGAAAGATTACACAACATAGGAGCAGAGTATGGAATTATCACTAATACGTAGCTTGATGGACAAGGAGTTCTACGATGAACATCGTGGGGCTAAATGTCCTGACCGCTTGTTCAGCAAGGACGTGCGTAAGATTAAGTCTGCTATCGACACAGCTATGGAGCGTTATGAGCGTAGTGTTATGCCTGATGAGATTGAGGCACTGTTCATGTCGAACAATCCCACTCTTACCACAGCACAGAAGACCGCGTATGGCTCTTTGTTCAAGCAAATCAAAAGCGAGAAACCTATGGGCAATGACATTGCACAGGAGGTGCTGTCTAAGCTCTTTCAGCAGGTGATAGGCGAAGATATTGCTAATCTTGGTTTTGACTATGTGAACGGCGACAAGACAAGTCTGGAGCCTTTGCGTACATTGCTAGAGCAATATGGGGATGACTTTACACCCAATCTCAATATTGAGTGGGAGGATATAGAACTGGAGACGCTTATGAGTAAGGCTGATCTTGAGGCCCGTTGGACATTCAACATACCGTCGTTGTGTCGTCAGGTTGAGGGTGTTAATGGCGGTCACCTTGTCGAAATCGGCGCACGGCCAAATACTGGCAAGACATCGTTTCATGCCAGCCTGATTGCCGCGCCGGGTGGCTTCGCACATCAAGGGGCGAACTGTATTATCCTGTGCAACGAAGAGGGGTATCATCGTGTGGGTGCGCGTTACCTTACTGCTGCTACAGGCATGACTATGCGTCAGATAAAGGACAATCCCGTCAAGGCGCGTGATCTATATTCGCCTGTCAAGGAACGCATTAAGATCAAAGATGCCACCGGCAGGGATATGGCATGGGTAGAGTCCGTATGTAAGTCTTACAAGCCTGATATTGTGCTGCTTGACATGGGGGATAAGTTTGCCAAGATGGGGGGCTTTGCCCGTACAGACGAGGCACTAAAGGCCAACG